ATTCGTTATACCGACTCCGGAACCCCTTTCAAAGTAGAAGATTTAGTATCCGAGTTTCTCCAAACTAATCCTCACTTTGTCCAACCTACACCGGCAACAACCCAGAGTAAATCTAATGTGGGGCAAGGTCAAACAAAACTAGATATTTCGAAACTAGATATGAAGAACCCCGAACATCGGAAAATGTATCAGGAATCGAGAAAAACAAAATAAAAGGATATTATTATGACATTTCCATCAAACAACAACACAAGCCAAAACAGCGAATTATTCGCTAACTTCGTTGCAGACTCCGAGTTTGCAATGTATGAGCAAAGTATTGCTCGTAACTTAGTTAAGACTTTCCCAGTTCCAATGAACAGTGGTAAAGTTGTTCAAGTTCCAGTATGGGGCTCGATCACTGCTCAAGTGTTGACAGATGAAGAAGTTGCAACTGCTAAGGAAACTGGCACAACTGCTCCTACAATCACATTGGCTGAACACGTTGTTTACAATCAGATCACTGATTCGTTACGTGACAGCGCTTACGGCGATGTAATGAGCGACTTGGCTGTTCAAAGCGGTGCTGCAATCGGTGAGAGTTTAGACACTACTGTGTTCGCTACTTTTGCTAACTTATCCAGCGATGTTGGATCCACTTCTACAGAATTGACTGCTGAATTGGTTATGAAGGCTGCTGCTACCCTACGTGCTGCTAAAGTTCAAGGACCATACTACGCTGTTGTTCACCCAGCCGCTGCTTATGCATTGAAAAAGTCGTTGGCTGTTACTGCTCCTTATTCTAATGCCCCAGGCGTTGGTGCATTGAGCGATGTTGGTAACCAAGTATTGGCTGCTGGTATCATTGGTTCTATCGGTGGTGTTACTATCATCGAAAGCCCATTGGTTGCTGCTGACACTACTGGTGGTGCAACTGCATACAAAGGTGCTGTGTTTGCTCCTACAGCAATCGGCTTAGCAGAGCGTGGTGGTGTTGAGATGAACAGTCTTTACCTTCCAGCCGCTCGTGCAACTGATGTTGTGTTGAAGGCTGTTGCTGGTGCTGCTGTAATCCGTGCAACACACGGTGTTCGTATCACTTCCGAAGGCACTTTGTAATCTAGGGGATAATGATGGCCTTTCTATTAATCTCCAATAACGTTGTGGCATTTGCTGAATATGAAGATGTTCAAGCCGCTGACCAACGCTTATTCGAAACTAACGAGGGCCTCACTGAAACTATCATTGAAGATGCTTTAATCAAAGCCACTGGGCGTATCTTATCCAGATTGCGTTCCAGTGACTGGTGGCAGCGTTACTATATAAGCCGTAGTCCAAACGCTGTTATCAGCACTTCTGCCGATGTTCCAGCATTGGATCCAAATCGAATTGAAAGTCGCAAACAAGACTTTACTGACCTATGCATAGCCGTTGGAATGTCCGACTATATCTTACCTAGAATCGCTGATTTTGGGGCTACAGATAATGCCGAACAACGCAAGATGGCCTATTATGCAGCACGCGGTGAGAAACTGTTTGGCGAATTAATCACAGCAGGTGACTGGTATGATTTTGACGATTCGGGAGCCATTGCAAGTAACGAAAAGCAGCCGTGGGTGTATAACCTAAAGAGATCAAGATGAGAACAGAACTTCTAGCGTATTTCAAAACTTTGACCCTTACTAACTTTGCGGTTAGTATGGAACTGCCATTTACCAGCAGTAATACAGCGATGTATCTAAAGAATCCAAAGAAAGTATATGTAGATATGGACCAAAAGGCCCGTGAAATGCTTATACCGGTATTGGGAAATCACGGAGTATCACAAGAAGTTCACAGCGTCAGTGTTTACCTCACAACAGATGCAAAGAATCTACCATCTAATTATGATGCCGTAGTTACAAGCCTAAGCAGCGGAACCGATGTGGTATCAACTACAACCAATTATTTTAAGCGGGAAGTTGACATTGGTACCAGTTTCGAAGGTGACCTAATGGTAACACAATTAGATTTCAGATTTACAAAATTAACCTAAAAGGAAAAAGAAATGACAACAAACTTTATTCAGTCAGCAGCAGGGGTAAACAACCCAACGCTAAGCCTTACAGTTGCAGGAAGCACTGGCACTTTAGCCATTCCTACCCTACAAGATGTAACAATCAACAACGCTAACAACGTCTTTACTTGGAGCCAGTTGAATGAAAGCGCTCAATTGCAAGTTGCAACCAATGCTACAAACAGCATCAGTTCCAACATTGTGGTTGAATTGACAACATTCTTCGGTGATGCAGCCGCAGCAACAGGTAGTGCCGCAAAGAAAGGCCTTATCGGTCTATCTGTGGACAAGACACAAGTTGGCTTCAGTATCAATCTCGGTAGCAAGACCATCAGTGGTGTTGGCTATGTTACAGGATTGGCACCAGCGATTTCAGCAGATAGTCCAGTTTGGGTAACACCAATCACTATCACTGTATCGGGTGAATACACAATTGCTTAATAGGCAAATGGCGTAATAATCAGGGCTTTATGGGCCCTGATTTCTTTTAAACTTAAATACACAGGAAGAAGATTTATGGAGTTTTTTAACGAAAGATCAGACAGCGAATTGCTTCGCAGTATATTGGCAGAAACAGCCAAGGCAACTAATGAAGTAAGATGCGCCCAGGCTGACTTAGAAAAAGCAAAGAACAGACTCAGTTTCGTGGTAATGTTAACCAATACCATTCTAAAAAGATCTAAAGGAGAATAATATGAAACTATCACAATTGGCTGCAAAGCCGCAACTAATCAAACTAACACTAGACGACGCAGAAATCGTAAAAGAATACGGTGAGGCTGTAGAATTTTGGACTTGGGATCGCCAACCACTTGAAGTCTTTATGAAATTGGCCAATGTCAAGGACGGCGATGTGGGCAACATTATTGACAGTGTTCGCACATTGATTCTAGACGAAAAGGGCAAACAAATCATCATCGGTGAAGAAATGCTACCTACTAACCTATTGCTTGCAGCAATCGCCAAGATTACTGAAACATTGGGAAAGTAATAGGCGAGACTCCGGACTGGGAAAGTAGTGAAATCAAAATGATTCTAACTTTAGACAACCTCGCAGCAAGATATCATTGCTTACCCAGTGAAGCACTCGCTCGTTCCTCAACATTTGATCTTTATGTATTGGATGTTGGAGCACGATGGTCAAACTATCAACACGAAAAAGCAAATGGTAAGACTCCCGCTAAGAAAGATCTTACACAAGCAGAAATGTTGGCAATGGTTCAACGTGTAAAGGAACAACAGAAATGATCAAACTCGATGTAAAAGTCAATAATGTTAAAGTGGAAGAATTGCTTAAAAGGCAACGTCGTCAATTGCAAATGCTACCCACTAATGCACTTATTGAATTCAAGACACTTACTCCGATAGGTAAGCCCGAAACTTGGAAAAGTCCACCACCTAAGAATTATGTTCCAGGTAACGCACGCCGTAGCACCAAACTGGTTAACAATGACACTATCGAAGCCAACTATCCATATGCAGTTAGATTAGATGAAGGTTGGAGTCGACAAGCACCTAAGGGTATGATTGAACCATTTAAGCAGTGGTTAGCAAAACAAATACAGAAAATATCGAGGAAATAATATGGCAGATACATCATTAAGAATAACCGCCGACACTACACAAGCAGAAAGAAGTTTAGCCAAACTTAGTTCAGCATTTGACGGACTTAAAAGTCAACTGTTGGGACTGGGATTAGGTGCAGCCATTCAGCAGGTTAACGCATTTGCATTGGAATTATCAAACGCTGCTAAAGCCAGTGAAGTTAGCATCGGCACTGTTAGCAGTTTCAGTAAGGCTGTAGGTAAACTGGGCGGAGATGCAGGCAAAGCCTCCGGAGATGTTATTGACTTTGTAGCAGGCTTAGATGCTGCTAAAAAAGGTTCAGCAAGCGCTCAAATTGATTTGGCCAAAGTTGGTATTACATTAAGCGATCTCGGCAAATTAAGCAATGAAGATCTATTCAAGAAAACAGTTCAAGGTATTGCTGCTATCGGTGATTCAAGTGAGCGTAACAGTTTGGCTGTTCAAATGCTTGGCCGTAGTTTCAAAGATATCGATATTCGTGATGTAGCCAGAACTATGGGCGGTGTAACAGTGAATACTGCCGCTATTGAAAGTGCTGCCGCAGCACAACGAAACTTAAACACTCAATTTGGAAATCTTAGAGAAGCATTGCTTAATGTTATCAAGCCGTTAAATGATATTGCAAAAAGTTTAAATGTCACTGTTACTCAATTTGAAAATCTAATTAAATTAGGTGCATTAATTGCAGGAGCATTTGTATTCTTCAAATATATCATTGCTCCTATTACTGCGGTAGCACTTGCTATTGGTGATATGGGAGTTGCAGCAGCAACAACTGGCGGATTATTATTAAGATTGTTTGCACCAGTTATTAATATATTCAAAGATCTATGGGGATTTTTAAGATTAATTGGCATTGGTATCGGCGAATTTGCAACAGGTGCAGTATTGGCTGCTATTGGAGTTAAAGGAGTTGCATCTGCAACAGGTGGGTTAGCAATTGCTTTAAGTGGTGTAATTGGATTTATTGCTAAATTTGCAGGAATAGTAGGATTAATCTATACCGTAGCCGAAGCATTTAACTATGTTATTAAAATTCTAACCGGATTTGATACATTAGATTGGGTTATTGGTAAAGTTGGAGAACTTTATGACAAAGCAAGAGCATATTTAGGATTAAAGGCAAAAGATAAACCCTTATTCTTATCAGATGAAGAAAATTCGAATGATTTAGCAAGAATAGCAAATCGTGCCAAGGCTGCTGAACAAGATAAAAAAAATGCTGCTGCTAAACAAGCAATTATCGATGCACAGCGTGGTCAACGACTTGAACAAGATAAAATCTTAAGAGGTTACGAACAAGAAAACATTATGGGTGCAAGAACGCTTGCACTACAAATGATGAGTATTGGACTCACAGAAGATCAAGCCAATCGTCAAAGCAAATTAGCCGATGTTGAAACTGCTTGGATGAATAAGAAGAATGATCTTCAAACCAAATATACTGATTTGCAAAAAGCAGCAGCAGTTGGTACCGCTGAAGAAAAGGCAGCATTTGCAGCATTTGCAGCAGTCTTTGGTTCTACAATGAAAGGTATTGATAAACAATATCAACAACAACTTGATCGTGTTACACAAATCATTAATTTAGAAGAAGTTGCAAAGGCCAAAGAAAAAGATCGTTTAACTAATCTTGAATTAATTACTAAACAATTTGATCGTCAAGTAAGTCTGTCGGATACACTTCGTGGTATTAGTGACAAATTAGTTGATGCTAAGTTTGAAGATAGCCTAATGGGATTAGATCCATTACAGAAGAAGATTGCACAGATCCGTGAAGACAACCGTAAAGGTGCATTAGAAGCAGGTCGTGCATTTGCAGCACAATTTGACGGAATGGATTTAACAACCACCCAGGCTGCTGAATTAACCAAAGGCTTGGAAGATATTGCAGCCCGTTATAAACTTGTTTCGGATACACAAGTTGCTAATATGATGAAGACCAGAACTTGGAATCAAGGCTGGAAAGATGCATTCAACGAGTATGTGGACAATGCAACCAATGCAGCAATGGCAGCACAGAATATCTTCAAAGTGGCAACACAAAGTATGGAAGATGCACTTGTTGGACTTGCTAAGACAGGTAAGTTTGCTTGGAAAGATATGTTGGCCACTATGGCTGAAGATCTATTACGCAGTCAAATCCGTCAATTGTTTGCCAGTATGATGGGCGGTAAGAGTTCCGGTGGCAGTGTTATCTTAGGTGCATTAAGCAGTCTAGGTGGCATACTTGGCTTCCGTGCAAATGGTGGTCCTATCTCTGCAGGCAATCCCTACGTTGTTGGAGAGCGCGGTCCAGAATTGGTTATCCCAAGCAGCAGTGGCACAGTAATTCCAAACTCAGCATTAGGTGGCGGAAATGTAACATACAATATCAATGCAGTTGATGCATTGAGTTTCAAACAGATGATTGCAAAGGATCCAGGTTTTATCCACGCAGTCGCAACACAAGGTGGGAAGTCAATCCCGGGAACAAGGAGATAAGCAATGACTACAGCATTTCAAACTGTATTTGACAACGCCGAAAGTATTTCAATTAGTAAGCGTAAGAATGTGGCACAGACTATCGCCCGTGATGGCACTGTTAAAAGCACCAGCCTAGGCGGACAGGCTTGGCAATTTACTGTGGTGCCACCGAGTGGGCCCAAATGGTCAGTATATCGCCCATTAATTGAGCGTATGGAAGCATTGGATAAAGTCACTGTGGGCCAAGTTCAAATCAATCATCCAAACTTAACTTGGCTAAGTGGCTATCAAGGCAACTTGACCAATGTATCGGCCATCGGTGTAAATTTTACAAGTGGCAACACAGTCACTATCTCTAGTGGTGCTACACTGTCATCAGGATTCCGCTTTCGTTCAGGTGACTTTATTCAGTTGGGCACTGCTGGTGTTTATACTGTGGTCAATGATGTTCCTTTTAATGAGAACTTGATCACACTGCATAGACCCGTTAGAGAGGCTGCTGGCAGTTATGTATTGCGAGTGGGGCAATCAGTTATTTGGAATGTCATTTGTGTTGAGTTCCCCAACTGGACAATTTTCGCCCGTGATCAAGTGCAGTGGGATGGAGCATTTGTGTTTCAGGAGGCACTATAATGGCGTTGGACTTATCCGCATATGATCAAATACAGACCAACTTGTTTGTGCGTTTAGACATACCCAGTTATCAAGTGTTGACATTCAGTGACTATCACAAGTCATTGACTTTTGGGGGAACAACATACAGTGGATTGGGACAGTTGTTGTCAATGAGCAACACTACCAATAACTTGCGTGCCACTTCCGAAGAACTCACTATGAGCATATCGGGCATCTCACCATTAAACATCAACGACATACTCAACAACAAGATCAAAGGATCCAGTTTGAAGGTTTATCGTGCCTTTTTCAACCCTATTACGGGGGAACTATTAAATATCGTAGGTAACCCCGCGGGCAAGTTTCAAGGGGTAGTCAATAATTTTGACATATCAGACGATTTAGAGATGGGTTCAGATACTGGAACAATTACATTAACAATGACTGCCACAAGCGTAGTTGATATGTTAACCAAGAAAGTTTCGGGCCGTAGAACAAACCCAATTGATCAAAAGACATTTTATCCCAACGATCAATCAATGGACAGAGTTCCAAGTCTCGCAAAGAGTAACTTTAACTTTGGATATCCAGTATGAGTTTTTTAGACAATTTAAAGACATTCGGCTCGTGGATAAGTGGCAGCAGCACTGGTGCCGCACTGCTTAAAACTGTGGCTATTGGATATGTGGTCACACGCATCTCCAAAAGTATTGAAAAGGACAAGGACGCACAGCAAACTGATTATGGTGTGCGACTACAAATTGCTCCAAACACTGATACTAAGATTCCAGTGCTGTATGGTGCTGCTTACTTTGGGGGCAACATTACCGATGCTGTTATGAGCAACAGCAACAAACGAATGCACTATTGCTTGACACTTTGCGAAAAGACAGGCACTAAACTCAGTGACAATCAAGCCAGTGATTTTACATTTAAAGACATCTACTGGAATGATCAACGCATTGTATTTGCGGATGATGGCATTACTGCACAATATACATTGGATCGCAATGGCACAATTGATCGCAGCATCAAGGACTTGGTCAAAGTATGGTGCTACAAAGGCTCCAGTGCAACACCAGCAACTGTTGAAAACTACACAACACCCAACACCACAGCAGCCTACAGCATTATTCCAGGTTGGACATCAACAACTCACACAATGGATGACCTAGTGTTTGCAGTTGTAGAAGTTAATTACAACAAAGACAAGAACGTCACTGGGTTAGCCAATATGTTGTTCCACATAGACAATACAATGAAACTACCCGGTGATTGCTTGTATGATTATATGACCAACGAACGATATGGAGCGGGTATTCCAGCAGCGGAGATTTTATCACAATGAAGACATTAGCACAACTTAACTCCTATTCAACTGGCACAGTTACCTTTACTGATGAGACGGCAGGAATCGGTCAAATTTTAGCAAATAGATATCAAATTAACGGATTAATTGACACAAAAAACACAGTTTTAAGCAATATTGACCGTCTTTGCAGTGCCGCAGGTTCGTGGCTTAGTTATGACACACACGAAGGCAAATGGGGTGTTGTAATCAACCAAACTGGCACAAGCATTGCAAGTTTTAATGACAGCAACATTATCGGATCTATTGGCATTAATGGTACCGGACTGTATGACTTATACAACAGCACCAATGTGCAATTCCCACACAGAGATTTGCGTGATAATCCGGACTTTGTTACTATTGAAATACCCAGCGGTGATCGCAATTCAAATGAATTTGACAACAGTTTAGATCTCAGTTACGATGTGCTGAACGAACCAGTGCAGGCACAGTTACTGGGCTTTATGGAGTTAAAGCAAAGCCGTATTGATCTCGTTATCAACTTTAGAACAGACTACAGTTATATCAACTTGAAAGCAGGTGACTTAGTCACAGTGACCAACAGCCGCTTTAACTTTAACAACAAAGTATTCCGTATCATAACTATTACCGAAGTGCAAGAAGATGACGGAGCATTGTTAATGGAGATTTCAGCGTTAGAATATAATGCCAGCATTTACTCCACAACTGATTTGTATCGTTATACTCGCACAGATGAAACTGGCATTATCACTATTGGCAGCATTGGCATTCCGGGCACTCCACAAGTCACTAAATTTGAAATTGATGCACGTCCAGGTATCTTAGTAGAATCATTAGCACCAACTGGTGTTGTTGAAGTTATGGAGTTTTGGATCAGCAATGATGTGCAACTGACCGAAGACAACAGAACATATCGTATATTGGGCGAAGTTAAGCCGATCAACGGTGGTATCTTTGCATCAAGCGATCCAGTTCGTTTAGAATACGACAACCTAAGTGCAAGTGACTTTGTTATTAAAACACGCGGTAAGAACAGTGCCACAACTGGACCATACAGTGCAGTAAGTGGATTCACTAATTTTAACCCAACACAGGTCACACAGGCTATTGGTCCCAATACACAATCAGTTGATGCATTAGGCAATATTGTTACTGCATTAGCAGTTGTTGATTTGCTTAAAGGCGTTGATGGAATTTATCAAAAGGTCTTTAGCACTGGCAGTTTTTTTGAAAGTTGGAATGAAACATTTAAAGATCTTACAGGGATCGATCTAGCAGGCCAGGCTAAGGAAGGAACATTAGTTGTTTCAGGAAATGCACAAATTGCAATTCAAGATGAAGGAATTGAATTAACAACAGTTACTTCTACATTAAACTTTATTGGCGATTCAGTTCGTGTTGAAAATAATGGACCGTTAATTGATGTTATTATTAATTCGCAAGTTGCAGGTGGCAATGCTCCAAGAACTAAAGTTATTAGCAGTATCTACCCAAACACTGGACCAACAGGAGGAGGAACTACTGCAACAATTTTTGGTAATTTTTTACAAGATATAGTATCAGTAAAAATGGGAGGTTATACTGCAACAATTATTACAGTGACTCAAGATTATATTACTGTTAAAACTCCACAAGTCCCAACAGATACCGGAGCCGTATCGTTATTTTTAACATTCCCCAATGAAAGAACTTATGATAGTATTGATCAGATTTTTACATATTATGATCAATATCTATCAATAGATTCATTTTTACCTACTGATAATTCAATAGGTGCATATACTATCGGATCGTATTTTATAAAATTTAATACACAAAATATATATACCGGAAGCGGTTTTGTTCCTATTAAATTATACGGACCATTTCAATCTGGAGAAGGAACTATTTCTTTATACAGATCTAATGGAACATTAGTTCAAACATTAAATGTTTCCGAATTAATTATTAATAATGATTATATCGAAATTCCATTTTTTCCTAGAGAACCTGGCACTGACTATTATATTATTGCAGATCGAGGATTTGTAACATATTGTAACAAATATAGAGCAGATTTATCTAAAACACTTACTCCATTTACAACTCCGTGGAATTTTAAAACTGAATCAATTGCAACTACATCAACTTATTCAGTGACATCTACTGCAACATATTCTACGACTGCTACAATGGGAGTAACGTATATGGCAGCAACTCCATCATTCGGAACTCAAACTACAAATACAAATATAACATTATCTATTCGAGCAGCAGATCTTTCTACTAAAGGATTTAATGCAACAGGTTCTGGAAATATTAGAATTAATGAATATCCAAGTAATAATGTAGTTGCTACTATTCCAGCATCTTCTGGAACATTCACTGGGATTGTTGGACGACCTACAGAAACAGGTAATCCTGGTGGTCAAGGAGGATATGTATTAGGCAGGGCCGGATCTGGATTATTAACTTTTGGAAAACTTGGAGATTATGGAATAACAAATGATGGAAAACAATATTATATTACAGCAGATGCTGGAATTTTTAGTTATAAAATAGAACAAGATTGTTTTACATTTCAGTTATCAGGATCTAGTGCTCAATTGCCATATTCTTCAAATAATTTGTTTACAATGGAAACGGTAACTCCAGATGTATCTACTCCATTTGCATATCAATCTTTTACTGTGACTCCAGATACGACTTCTACTAATGTTAATAGTTCTATAACATTAAACTTTAACTTTCCTCCATTATTAGGAGTAGAAGGTAGCACTATTAGTATCTATAATGCCTCAGGAACGTTAATTCAAGAAATTAAAGGTGATACAAATTATACAAGAGATAAAACATTAAATCTATTAGTCATTAGTGGAAATTCATTAATTATAAATCCAACTTATAATTTTGATCCTTCGACTACTTATTATGTTTTAACCAGTGAAGATTTTGTTATGGATAGTCGTGCAGTTACTGGCACTGTGCCAGCAATAACTGATATTAATATTATTCGATTTACAACTTCTCCTATAATTACATAATATGAATTTATTTGAAATCTTTTTAAAAAAAGTAATCGACAGTCCGCAGGCTATGGAGCGTATGCGGATCTGTGTCGAATGTCCTAAATTTAATGAGAAAAAAGATATTTGTAATCAATGCGGATGCAATCTACAACTTAAAACTTTAATTCCGATTGCATCTTGCCCACTCGGAAAATGGTGATAACTCACTGTTTATCTTTACATAACTTAAATATGTAACAAACTTAGCAAGTCCTTAGTCTTGCTATTTCAACCCTTAGGAGCCCATATGGCAGCAACATTATCATTCAGTAATTACATCGGCGGTGCTGATCAAATTCAAGTCGAACAAGTATTCCCCAGCAATCAAAAAACTTATACATACAACTTTGGACAAAGTGTAGCCAATTGGGAATTCCTAGTTGATTATCAAACAGTTGTAGTAGATGCATTGGCATTTGACCGCAACACAGGCGAGCCAAACTTTGCAGCAAGCAACATTATCGGTGCATTTCCCACAGGCGTTATTAGCACTGCAACTTATGTTCAAGTAATTGAAGAATCAACAGGTGTTGTGGCTATCACAGTGCCAGCAGGCCTTTATACAGGTCCAGTTATTCCAGATGCACGAGCACATACTCCAATTACCATTGTAGGTGTTACTTGGACAGTTCCTTCAACTCCTCCACAGATCACTACACATCGTTGGGCATTTATTCAGTCGTGGGAACCGGGAGTGGAACCAGCAGATCCAGTATTAGATGGCGATTACAATCCTATTGTTTTAGGAGAGTAATATGTCTGTATCATTTACCGTAACAAACTATATTTCGGAAGTTGTAGTCAGTGATGCATTGACTACAGTTACCGTAGCAACTGTTGAAACTCCTATTGTTATCAACAGCAACGCAACTATCTTTCAAATGCCAAATACAGCGGATGTATTTGCAGGCATTTGGACAAGTGGTGTAGAATACAGATTGGGCAACAATGTTCGACACAATAACGATATCTATGTTGCACGTCACACAGTAACCAGCACTACGCCTCCAGATCAAGACACTGCCAACTGGTTCCTATATATGGAAGCAGAAGAGGGACCACCTGGTGATTTAGGTTATACTGGTTCAACTGGTGCACAAGGCGATATTGGTTATACTGGATCTCAAGGAATTCAAGGTATTCAAGGTGTTATTGGCTACACTGGTAGCAAGGGCGACACTGGTTATACAGGCTCGTTAGGCTACACTGGATCTATTGGATTTACTGGTAGCACTGGTTTTACTGGTAGTAGAGGAACTGATGGATTAAATGTTTGGACACCAGTTATTATTCAGCACGTTACTCAATCAGCAAATGGAACATTCTTAAAAACTTCGGGTGCTGCAAGTAATTTAAGTCAAACTGATGCTAGATTCCGTTCGAATGAATCCTATGTTAAAAATATAAGTTTATCTTTTAATTTTACTGCTATCAGTATCTATACTATCACTGTGGTAGGATTACATAGCACAACATCTCTTACTTCAAGTCTTAACTATGCATTTTGGGCAGTGAATAATGCATTGTATATTCAAGAAAATTCTACCCAAGTTAATTTAGGAACTTATGCGGCAACTGACTTATTTTCTATCACTTACGATGGCGTAAATGTTAGATATTATAAAAATGGCACATTGGTAAGAACTACTGCTAGAGCAGAAGGTGCTGCATTATATTTTGCCGTTAGAATAAATGAACTTAATGGTGGTATTACTAATGCATCACTTTCCGTTATGGGAGATATTGGTGCAGTCGGATCTACTGGATTTACAGGTAGCACTGGATTTACAGGTAGCATTGGATTTACTGGTAGTCAAGGCATTCAGGGTGTAATTGGATACACAGGTAGCCAAGGCATTCAAGGCGACCAAGGAGTTATCGGATACACCGGCTCACAAGGCATTCAAGGTGATATCGGCTACACTGGTAGTAAGGGCGATATTGGTTATACAGGATCGCAAGGTAATACAGGTGCTAAGGGAGATATTGGTTATACTGGTAGCAAAGGCGATACCGGAATGGGATTTACTATTGCAAAGACATATTCAAGTGTTGCTGCATTAGAAGCCGATACTGCTCCAACAGGTATTGTGGCTGGACAATTTGCATTGATCGAAACTGCTAGCGTTGAAAATGCAGAAAACAGTCGCTTATACCTTTGGAGCGGTGTTTCTTATTCCTATGTCAGTGATCTAAGTGGTGCACAGGGTATTACTGGACCACAAGGTGATCCTGGTAACACAGGTGCTAAAGGAGATATTGGATATACCGGTAGCCAAGGCATACAGGGCAATTTAGGTTACACTGGATCCATTGGTGCACAGGGTTATACTGGAAGTCAGGGTATTCAAGGTGACATTGGTTATACTGGTAGTCAAGGCATTCAGGGCGATATCGGTTATACCGGAAGTCAAGGCATTCAGGGTGACATCGGTTATACTGGATCAACTGGAGCACAGGGCGAACAAGGTATCATTGGTTATACTGGTAGCACAGGAGCACAGGGCGAACAAGGCTTTATCGGATACACTGGTAGTCAAGGCATTCAGGGCGATATCGGTTATACTGGATCTCAAGGCATTCAGGGTGACATCGGTTATACTGGATCAACTGGAGCACAGGGCGATATTGGATATACTGGTAGCACAGGAGCACAGGGCGATATTGGATATACTGGTTCAACTGGTGCCGATGCCCTATGGAACTTTACCGCTGCATATAATGCCGGAGCCTCTTACGCTGTAGGTGATTTAGCAACCTATGACGGAAGCACTTGGTATAGAATTAATAGCAATGGCGGAAATGTAGGAGATACTCCTAGTGAAGGAACATTCTGGACTAATATTGCTGCAAAAGGCATTCAAGGAGATATTGGTTATACAGGCTCCGCTGGTTCAACCGGTGATATTACTTTTAACAATATTCAAATTGTTGGCACTGGCACATACAGCGTAGCAGGCTCGATTGAACTTGTTCCTAACAGCAGTTTAGTTGGTAACGGACAATACATCGTTATTCGCCCAACAGCAGCATTTGATGGTAGTCACATCCACATTGAAAAGGGTGCTAATCCTTATGCTGACTTGATGTTAGGTAATGATGAACAATATGTTAAATTGGCTGCTGATGGAACTATCACTATCAACAGTTATGATGCCAGCACAGCAACTGCTTATCAATTCAGCAGCACTGGTATAACATTCCCAGATACAACAGTTCAAACAACTGCTGCCGTTCCGGGACAAACTGCTGTCTATACAAGAAGCACACTGCCAACAGGAGCAATTGGATTGACCATTACCATTAGCGACAGTGGTGCAGATGAAAACAGCCCAGCAGGCAACTATGCATTGGCCTATTGGGATAACGATGCAAGTGAATGGCTATATGTGGCCAATAGTAACTCAGTTACAATACCAGTCTAAGTGGAAAGGGAAACTTAAATGACTACAAATAAAAACTTCCGTGTAAAAAACGGACTCGAGGTGGGAGCAGACGGTATCAAGTTTGCGGACAACACAACAATGACCACTGCCCCAACGGGTGGTGGAACAAGTTATGATCAAGATCTCAACACAACAGCCACAGTTGTGTTTAGCGGATTGACCATTGCTAACACAACAATAACTACAAGCCCCAGTAATGTAAAATCATTACTGCTAGCAGAAGATGCAACTGATGAAGTGGGCAATACTGTTACATTAAATGGCAGTGCAGCAGTCAGCAGTGCACAGGTAAAATATGGAAGCAATAGTTTCTACTTACCAGGCACCACATCAGACTATGTCAGCATTGCTAACTCTTCATCCTTTAATTTAGGTAGTAGTGACTTTGCTATTGATTTTTGGCTTTATCCATTAACTGATGTTACCACCGGTGCTCCAACAATAGCATCACGCTGGGTGGGCTCTCAATGGATTATTCAAGGATCAGGAACTGCAAATCAATATTATGCATTAGTGCAGGCCAATGGTCAGCAGTTTGTATATTTTACAGTGGCAGACAATGCTTGGAATCATATTGCAATTACACGATTCGGTGATACATTAAATGCCTATGTAGATGGTGTATTGCAAGAAAGCAACACTACAATTACGGGCAGTGCAAATGACAGCACAGGCGATATTTTATTGGGTGTCAATGGAGACGGACCTCAACAGCCATTTAATGGATACATTGATAACTTCCGCTTGACAGTGGGAGATAAACGCTTCGATGGAACATTTACTCCACCATTGGCAAATGAATACACTCTCGATGGCGGCACCACCAGCACAACTACTACTAATGTTTTACAAGTTACCAGCAGCACTGTAAAAACATTTGTGGGCATTACATTTGCAGATGACACTGTAATGACCACTGCTCCAAGTGGCACAAGTTATGATCAAAGTTTGAATACAACTGATTCAGTTGTGTTTAGTGGATTGAGAGTAAATGGCACCGCTAGAATGAATGATATTCTAGCAGATGACGATACTCAAAAGATTGTGTTGAGTGCTAACTTCACAGGAGAAGGATCAGGCGGTGGCGGCCAATTAGTTGTGGGTAGTTCAAGTTCGGATCTCGGTGATAAGATTACATTAGTTGCTGGCTCGGTTGAAATTCAAAACTTAATTTACCCAAGTGCAGATGGTACCAGCGGTCAGGTATTAACAACCGACGGCGGCGGCACACTTTCGTGGTCAACTGCATCAGGTGGTGGAACTCCAGGTGCAACTAATTCCTACACAAGAGATTCGTTACCTACAGGTTCGACCGGCACAATCATTACCATTAGCGATAGTGCTTCTGACCCAAACAGTGCAACATTTGATTCTACAATAGCCTATTGGGATCCAGTTGACGAACTTTGGAAATATGTTTTTAATAATCTAGAAGTTCAACTACCATTAACTGCTACTCCTATTGACTATCTCGTAGTCGCAGGTGGTGGCGGTGGGGGAGAATGGAACTCAGGTGGCGGCGGCGCAGGTGGTATGCTAACTGGATCTACAGTATTAGATTATGAAATAGAATATACTGTCACTGTAGGTGCAGGTGGTGCTGGCGGTAGTGGTGGCACCTCTCCAGCAGGTGCCACAGGATCAAATGGTAGCGACTCTTATCTAGATACCATACAGGCTATCGGTGGTGGTGGTGGTGGTGCTTATTTCGATGCAAGTCCAACAAGTGGCGGATCAGGCGGAGGTGCAGGTTGGGTTAATCAAGCAGGTAGTTCTGGAACAGCAGGGCAAGGTAATGCAGGCGGATCATCTTCGCAAGGCGGAGCACCATATGCCGGATCAGGCGGTGGTGGCGCAGGTGCCGTCGGTAATGGCAATAGCGGAGGCAATGGTGGTGCAGGAGGTATTGGATTACAATCTAGTATTACAGGCACTGCTACATATTATGCAGGCGGAGGCGGCGCAGGTGGTAATGGCTCTTATACACTAGGCGGAACAGGTGGCGGTGGAGACGGCGGATCACCAGGCAATAACGGAACTGCTAATACCGGCGGCGGAGGTGGTGGAGGTGGAAATACTGGAACCGGCGGCCCAGGCGGTAATGGTGGATCGGGTGTTGTTATCATTCGTCACTTGACAGCATATTCAGATGCAGTAGCCACAACAGGTAGCCCGGAAATTACCACAGTTGGTGATTATCGCATTTACAAATGGACCACAAGCGGTTCTATCACATTCTAAGGATTAACAGATATGGCACATTACGCAAAAATACAAAACGGTATTGTTACTCAGATCATTGTAGCAGAACAAGAAATGATCGATAGTGGTCGATTCGGTCATCCATCAAATTGGGTGCAGACCAGTTACAACAGTAATATTAGAAAGAACTATGCATCAATCGGTGGTCGTTATGATCGCTTACGTGATGCATTTATTCCAAAGAAACCTTTTGCAAGTTGGATATTCAATGAAGAAACTTGCAGATGGGATCCACCTAAGGCATATCCACAAGATGGTAAACAATATGTTTGGGATGAAATTACACAAAACTGGTTTGAGTTTGAAACCATATTATAAACTAAAGTATTGGTTAAACCGTTAAAAATAGTCAATTGAATTAAATATTATTCAAAGCCGCTAACGGTTTAACTAACAAGAATAAAATTATGAGCACAATAGATACAATGGAACAAGAACGAACTAACTTAGATCTACACGTTGATCTTTGTGCTAAACGATATCAAGAGTTAGATCAACGACTAAACAAAGTTGAAACAAAACTTGATGTATTGGCTGCAAAAGTCGATGGACTTAAAGGCGACTTAGTCAAAGCACTTATGCCAGTATTGGGAACAATAGTTGTTAGCATTATTGGCTTAATTGGAACAATAATAGTCAAATTGGGTTAACAACCTTTGTAAGCATACTAATTAAACGTATGCTTGCAGAACAATTTTACCAAATATTAGATCAGTTGACCAAATGGCGATTGGCTACATTCCCAGGTTCCGCTGGTGCAACTGGTCGTCCCGCAAAGGATCCAGATGCAGCGCCGGAAAATCCCTACCCAGTCGTCACGTCTTTTAATCCCACAGCATCAACTTGCGAGTGGTGCCAAGCCATCTGTGTCAAAGAAAAAATCTATATCAAGGCTGCTGCTGCCGGACAATGGCGGGGCAAATGCGGAGACTGTGGCAAAAGTGAAAGATTCACAACGAAAGAAATGATCGATTTTGGTCGTTTTACAGTTGCAAAAGAAGACTGAACTAAATATAATAGTAATAGCAACAAACACTCCTCAATGGATTACTTACTACTGAGATTTCGCCGTTTGTTGCTGTTATATTGACTCGCTCCTTTAAAACTGTTGCTATGGCTGTCACTATATTATAACAAAACTAAAATGAGTCAATCGAACTTGCAATGAGTTCTTTAAAGCCCGGAAAGTTAGACATCCGGGCTTTCTTTTGACTAAAAATCCCCATTTATTTTACTCTCTTTGTGTTATTATATAAATATACTTGACAGCATAGTAATAGTTTGTGACTTCTATAAAAAGTCTCATTAACAAGGAGAGTGTATGTATACACCAAATTTTAGCGACCCTCGTGTTGCAAAACGAATTAAAACAGCCTTAGGCTTTGCTTGTGGAGTAATGAGCGAAACTAAATCACATCCGTGGTCTACAAGACATATAGACAAATACTTCGGACAACAAACAACTGACATCTCTAAATATCTACGAAAGATTTTATTAATCGAAACTAATAGTCATTGGAATAAAGATACAGGGGAATGCAAAGAATATATTTTGAATGCAAGAGGTGTAGATTATCTCAGAGAGGCATTGAAAATTAACAATATACTAATATACCCTATTGTATATGATCTCGCTCAAAAGGATCATTCTAAAGAATTGACAAGTGGCGACTTTCAATACAAAGACAAAAGCAATCGACTTTGGCATCCATTACAACGATATCGCAAAGAATACAGATCACAAATTCTTAATGATTCGGGATATCTACACGATTATGATATTGAATGTGCTGCACCCACATTAATACATCAATATGCACAGCACTTAGGAATGGATGAATATCTATTTGCACTAAGAAGATATCTCACTAATAGAGTTGAAGTTCGCAATGAACTTGCAAATAAACTTGAACTCGAACCCGCTGCTGCCAAAGAAATCATCAATGCATTATTTGCGGGAGCACGAATTGCTAATCACGAAGATTCAGATATCTATCATATTCTAAATGGAGATCGAGCCCGCATTGATTTACTTAAAGAAGATCAATATATTGCTGAACTTCGTTGTGATATTAAAACTTGTTGGGATTACATCTCTCCAACTATCTCTCGTAGAACTCGAACACAAGCCAATGGCAAAGAGAGATTACTTGCAATCACTTGTAAACAAAGATGGCACGTCTACTTTGAACTTGAAAGAAAAGTATTGAATTCAGTTAGGAATTATCTAGATGAAATTGAATCAAAATACTTTTTAATACACGATGGATGGATGTGTGACAGAGAGATAGATAAAGATCAACTGATTGATTATGTGAGAAATCAAACAGAGTTTGATGTAAGATTTGAATACGAAAAAAAATAACAATATACTAATATACCCTATTGTATATGATCTCTAAAATAAAAATAATAATATGAGCCCAGATGAAGAAAGACACAAAGATTGTCCCGTTGAAGTAAGATTTAAAGTATTTTCGGGAAGCACAACATCAACTCCGGGATTGTTTTGCAGTTGTCACGATAAGTGGATTAAATGGCTTAAACCCAAAGATGCTTATTATGCCATTAATGAACTCAACGTCCCTATAAGGAAATATAAATGATACCCGAATATGATCTATTTGTTGAGTTATGTTATCGAACTAGAACTAACTCACTTACTCCCGAAGATACACTGACGCTGCTTAAACATCCTGATTGGATTGATCAGATACACGCTTGGAACATTCGTTATCTATTTCAATTAGCCATTCAAAATTAGCCTATTATCAGCACTTCTTTACTACATTGCATAAATAATATTGTAGAAGGAGAACTTAGATGACAGCAAGAAAAGCAACAGCACATCCAATATGGAAGAGATGGACTTGTTTTAGAAATCAAATTTATAATCCAAACAATCGTCAATACAAATATTATGGAGCACGAGGAATAGACATTGATCCTCGTTGGAATGATTTTTGGACATTTGCAGATGAAATAGAACGAGAGATAGGACCACTTCCATTCCCTGAAGCACATCTCGATCGCATTGACAATGACCGTGGCTATTGGCCCGGTAATATGTGTTGGTCGACTGTGCAAGAAAATCACAACAATCGACAGACAAACTTGATCATTGTATTCAATGACGAACAACACACATTAGCCCAATGGGCACGCATTACAGGTATCAAATCACGCACTATATGGAGTCGCATTTACGATTTAGGATACCCATTAGAACAAGCATTAGGATTTAAAATATGAGCGAAATGAAACCCCGCAACGCAGGCAAGCACGGATTGGGACAAGGGCGTAATGCACCTCGCCCATCACAGTGGAAGTATGAAGATATGTTTGATCGCATTCGTCACGTGCCATACTTACGCCAAAAAGCACAGTGCAAGTATCGTGGCGAAGCATTTGAATTGACATTTGAAGACTTTTGCACATTATGGGACACTGAAGAAAAGTGGTTGGGCCGTGGCCGTGATCGTGCTGATTTAGTATTAACTCGTATCGATATCAAAGGTCCGTGGTCAATGACCAATGTAGAAATAATCACCCGTGGTGAACAATTAGAAAGAAGTGGATTCCTTCGCAGAGGAGCAATCTATAATAAACCAAATCGTAAAGGAACTCCTAAAAATGCCAAACAAGACAATTAAGTTTATCCCCAAGCATACTGCTGCCAACACTAACTATAGAACAATTAGTGAAGAAGATATGACATTCCTACAAACAGAGTTAGTGCGTTGGACAGTGAAGATGGGTGAGATATCCATTGACCGTAATCCAGATAGTAAATGGGTATTCAATCAATGGTGGAACAAACGCACTGAAACACTACCCAAAGGACGCAGCGGACAAAACACCCCGGCATCATTTGTAGCAGGTGTATTGGCCAATACAATGTTCGGGGAACAAAGAGATCTCACAGACAAGCAAATGGACGGATTGCAAAATATCTCACACATATTGGGTAATGTATTTGATGACTGTCACACTCTAAAGTTTATGATCGGATTTGAATATGTTTGATGGAGAAGAATTCGATCCATACGATCTATTACAACAACACGAAACGCTGATAATGTCAGCACATCGCAATATACTGCAAATAACTGAACACTTGGACAAGCGAACACAGTTTATAGTTCAATTAACAACTGAATTCAATCAATTGGTTGAAATGGTCAATAAACAAGAAACCGTCATCAATCAATTACACGACAGATTAAGATTACTAGAGGTAGCAAGACAATATGAAAACATCGACAAAAACAACAACACCCTCAACTGAAAAGAATACTATTAAAATGTTAATGCTGGGTCGCAAGACAGCAGAGATTACATTCAGTGACCCAGATCAGGCTAAGCAAATGTTCGATATACTCCGCACATTGGGCGTGTTTGGCAATACTGCAATTAGAGAAATCACTTTAGAATAATCGTGGGATGGGACGAGGGTGTTAATTCGCCCTTTTCTTTTGTGCATTCGCTCATAACGTGTTAAACTAACATATTAGGAGATATTAATGACATTACAACAACTACGAGCAGACTTACCAAAAACAAAGGATATGATTGTTTTGAAGCAATGGATACTGAAAGGTAGCACAGCCACAGAACGCTTACAAAGACTTGCAATAGTTGGACGCAAAACTAATCCTAATTTAATTTTTAATGAAAAAACTATTTGATCGACAACTTGCAGCAAGCCCCGTTCTAACTAAAGATCATTCAAGGGCTCGACTTGAAGCAGTGTATCAAGCAATGATCGAAGTATATACAAACTATGATGGAGCAGAAATTACAGCAGCAATTGCACGTATTAGACAAGATATTGATAGAGAACGAGAAAGACTGCAAACAATTGAACAACTTGAATCAGCAAAACAATTATTGGAACAATTAAATGACCGGATACTCAATGAGCGAAGTGATTGATAATAACATCAAGTTAGATCAGTTTAATGAAAGTGATTGGAGTTATGATGCACACTTTGATGTAGTGTTCGTTCGTGAAGGTAGTCCCATATACACATTTTTAGTGTTAAAACTCAGTTAGATTTGGACGTCCCACTGAGTTTAGAAAAGCCCACACTCTGCACAGTCGGGCTTTTCTTTTGAGTCATAATAAGCCTCTTTAATACGGGGCTTTTCTTTTGGCCGTTAAATACGGTATGGAAGAACATACCGATAATCCCACGCCTCGAAAAAAGACTGGCAATAAACCTAAGCAACTTGTAGAAGCCGTTTACAAGGGCATAGAAGTGGGTCGTGATAAGAAAGTTATTGACCCAAAAGAAGTTGAAAAGTTAGCCTCAATGGGCTTTAAGAATAGTGAAATATCCGAATATTTAGGTATTGATGATTCTACTTTAGGTTACAACTTTAAGCAAGAACTCACAAAAGGCAAAATGAACTTAAAGCAAAGCCTAAGGCGTGCTATGATTCATAATGCCATTAACAATAACAATGCTACTATACAGATATTTTTAGCCAAAAATATATTGGGTATGAGTGACAACCCGACTGATAGTGAAGCCAATACACCGTTACCGTGGAGTGACGATGAATAAACTCCCAAAGATATTTGCTACAAAGGAAACAAAATGAAATATCAATTACACACCGGCAACAATATAGATGTGCTGAAAACATACCCCGATAACCACTTTGACAGTATAGTCACGGACCCGCCTTATGGCATTGACTTTTTAGGTAAAGATTGGGATGCTAATACTGGAGCACTTGAGACTTATCAAGAGTGTCTAAGAGTATTAAAGCCAGGTGGTCACATACTTGCATTTTCAGCAGCACGAACATATCATCACTTGGCTATTACACTTGAGAAGGCGGGCTTTGAAATCCGTGATCAGATAATGTGGATCTATTCAAGTGGATTCCCCAAGGCACAAGATATTGGGAAACAAATACAAAAACAGTTAGGTGTTAAGGAAAGTAAGAAATATAAGTTCGGTGTTCCTCGTGTTGGGGGCGATGGAGAGTTTGGCAGTGACAGTGAATCAAGAGAAGTAATAGTCACCGACCCCTTAGCACAACAATGGGAAGGTTGGAAGTCAGCCCTAAAGCCAGCACACGAACCCATTGCATTAGCACGCAAGCCAATTAAAGGCAGCATTGTTAAGAATGTGCAGCAGTGGGGTACCGGTGCATTGAACATTGATGCCAGTCGTATTCCTTTAGAAGTCGGTGATATTAATCCCGACACACAAGTTGAATATTCTAATTATAGTTTTGGCAATGCTGGTGAAGGCAATAAACAGTCGAACTTACCTACAAAGTTTAATCCAAACGAAGCAGGCCGTTATCCCAGCAATGTCTTAGGTGAAATCGCAGACTATCAAAAGTATTTCTACTGCCCCAAAGTCAGCCGTAAAGAAAGACACGTTGGGTTTAAGACCGATAAAAAAGAACTTATTGGCAACAATCACCCCACAGTCAAACCAGTTGAACTAATGAAGTATTTGATTACATTGATCACCCCGCCTAATGGTAAGGTATTAGACCCATTTAACGGTAGTGGATCAACCGGTATGGCAGCAACCAAATTAGGGCACGAATATGTTGGTATCGACTTAGACGCCAAATATATCAAGATCAGTGAGCAGCGTATCATTGCGTGGAACACTGAAGAAACTGTTGATGTCATCGATGAGCCCACTGTTGATAATACAGTATTTGAAACATTGTTTGAATAATGTGGATTAACATTATTGATTATCGCGGTGATAATACAACGGTTAATAGTCGTGGAGATACGCTATTCAATTATAGAACCAAATATTTTCTTAGACAACAAGAAGACTTTTATCATTGGAAAAAAGCAGGTCATAAGTTTCGTTGCTTTACTCAACACGATAACCGTAATTCGTTATTTGACGATTATAGTGAATATGATGATGTTGTTAAAATCCCTCGTAGCAATGCCGCACAAGCCCGCAATCAAGTATTAAACTTTTATCCTAAAGAAGAATGGATTGGCATTTGGGATAACGATGCTACATTGTATTTTGACAAACTAGAAAGTCAGAGATTCGTAGTAGAATTAGAACAAGTATGCTGCCAAGCACAAGAACAGGGTATTGTGTCTTTTATTCCATTTAACGCTCAACAGGCACCCTATCCCAAGAACACTAAACCCGCTTGGACATTTAGGCCTAAATTAGAACAAAAAGGAACAATGATGTTTCTTCAAGTTGGAGAATGGCGATTTGATGAAACTATGGATGCTTTGGAAGATATAGAGTTTGCTTGTAGTTTAATACAGCAGGGGTATAAGTTTGCACAATGTGATCAAGTAAGTCTAAAAGAAATGGTGCATAGCAAAAGCACAATATTTGAAATTAATCCCCATCATAAAGAATATAAAAACCCCGGACCCAATGCTAACCCTAATGGGCTATTAGAATGGAATGCACAGTTGGATAGAAATAACAAATATAAAAAAAATATGGAATACATAAAATCAAAGTTAGGAAGTGATATTAAAACTTTGAGAGAACAACATAGGAATCTTTGGATCTAATGCCTTTAAGTAGCCCACAGTTAGCCATAACACAAGCCCAGCAACGATTCCGTGTAGTTATTGCTGGGCGTCGCTTTGGCAAAACACACTTATCCGTTAGGGAGTTGTGTAAAGCAGCCAGCATACCCGAAAAGGAAGTTTGGTATGTGGCCCCCACGTATAAGCAAGCCAAGATGATTGTGTTTAAGAAACTGCGTAAGAAGTTGCAATCATTACGCTGGGTGTCAAAGATAAACGAAACAAGCCTATCATTTGAACTAAAGAACGGATCAACAATCTCACTCAAAGGTGCTGATAACTATGACAGTCTTCGTGGTGTTGGACTTGACTTCCTAGTAATGGATGAGTTTGCGGACATTGATCCAGAAGCCTGGTTTGAAACACTGCGTCCAACACTTGCTGATACTATGGGCAAGGCACTGTTTATTGGCACACCCAAGGGTATGAACTGGGCTAAAGACCTATATGATATGGCTGCTGAATACCCAGAAGAATGGGCAGCATTCCAATATACTACAGAGCAAGGTGGCAATGTCAGCATAGAAGAAATCGAAGCAGCACGTAGATCATTGGATGAACGCACATTTAATCAAGAGTTTCGTGCTACATTTGAAACATTCAGTGGCAGAATATTCTACGCATTTGAACGCTTCTATAATGTTAAACAGTATGACTTCGGTGTCCCGCACGAAATACACATTGGAATGGACTTTAACATTAACCCAATGTCAGCAGTAGTTGCAGTAAAGAATGGCGAACACTTACACCTTATTGATGAGATAAAGATCTTCGGCAGCAACACTGATGAAATGGTAGATGAGATCAAAGCAAGATATCCTACTCAGCGTATTGTAGTCTATCCCGATCCAGCAGGTGCTGCACGAAGCAGTAAGAGTGGGGGCAAAACTGATCACACTATACTCCGTAACGCTGGATTTACTGTAAAAGCACCCCACGCACACAATGCAGTTAGAGATGGTATCAATGCTGTCAATGCCAAACTGCGTAGTTCTACGGGTATAACCACATTACATATAGCACCAAACTGTAAATATGTAATAGAATGTTTGGAGAAACAAACATACAAAGAAGGGACTAGCATCCCGGACAAAGAAAGCGGATTTGATCATATGAACGATGCATTGCGTTATATGGTTGATTATCTATATCCGGTGCGTAAAGAAACGGCACCATATATACCACAACGATGGGGCCATCAATTGGCTACCACTTAAGGACAAACTATGAATCAAACATTAACGGACGACTACAAATATATCGCAGTAACCAATAGAGAATATCAACGCAATAGAGATCGTTGGGCATTCCTATTGGACAGTTATGTGGGTGGCGAAGACTATCGCAAAGAAGGTTATCTCACTCGCTATCAACTTGAAACAGATAACGAATACTATCAAAGACTTCGCACAACTCCATTAGATAATCACTGCCAAAGTGTTATTGGAGTTTATATCAGTTACCTATTCCGTGAAGAACCCGATCGTGAGTTCGGTATGTGGCAAGGACAGCCGGATGTGGAATCATTCCTAATGGATTGTGACTTCGATGGACGTTCATTAGATGCATTTATGAAAGATGTATCCATTTGGTCAAGTGTGTTTGGACACTGCTGGATGTTAATGACCAAACCTAATCTAGCATTGACTACATTGGGTGAAGAACAAGCAATGGGTGTAAGACCATATATGAACTTACTAACCCCACTTGCAGTAATGGATTGGAAATGGACTCGTATGCCAAATGGTGCTTACGAACTAACCTATTTCAAATACATTGAAGAAGTTGTAGATAAGTCGACTACAGTTCGTGAGTGGACTAAGGAGTTGATCAATACTTGGGTTATGGATGATCAAAATAAAGAAGCGGATTTAATATTAACCGAACAAAACGGTCTCGGTATGATACCCGCTGTTATCGCATACAACAAGCGTAGCATTGTAAAGGGTATTGGCGTTAGCGATATCAATGATATTGCTGATATCCAACGTCTTATCTACAACTATAACAGTGAAATTGAACAGAGCATTCGTTTAGACGGACATCCGAGTTTAGTAGTCACACCGGACACACAATATGGATCGGGTGCCGGTGCAGTTATTATGATGCCGGACAATATGGATCCAGGACTAAAGCCATATGTATTGGAACACGGTGGGGGCAATGTGGCCACTATCCACGCCAGTATTCAACAGTTGGTTGAAGCAATTGATCGCTTAAGCAACACTGGTGGAGTGCGTGGCACCGAAACACGCACTCTATCCGGCGTAGCAATGGAAGTTGAATTCAGTTTGCTTAATGCACGATTGGCTTCAAAAGCAGACAATATGGAATTGGCTGAAGAACAGTTATGGAAGATATTCGGTATGTATCAAGGACGTGAGTGGGAAGGTGAGATTGATTACCCAGGCTCATTCAACGTGCGTGATGTTCAACGTGAGTTCCAACAATTAGCCACTGCTAAATCCGCGGCAACTGATCCACGTGTATTACAAGTTATTGATCACGAGATCATTGAACTGTTGGGCGAAGATGCCGATCTCATTATGCCAGAATATGTGGCAACAGAAGCAGCCACACTACCAGCAGCACCATTGTTTGAAGCACACACTATGTATAATCCAGATACTGGCGAAGAACTTATTGCACGCACCGAACAAGAACATTTAGACTTAGCCGCACAAGGCTGGCAACATAAGGAGGACTAAAATGAGAGCACTACCACTAAGAGGCAGCAGAACTGCTAAGAATCGTAAGAAGCCACCGAGAAAGTAATATGCCAATACACAAAGCAAAAGGCCCCCGTGGAGGAGCAGGCTGGCAGTATGGCACAACTGGGAAAGTATATCCTACTCGTAAACAGGCAGTAGCACAAGCACAGGCAATCAAAGCCAGTCAAGCCGCTGCTAAGAAAAGGAAGAAGTAATATGGCAAAGTTCTTTGGCAGCAGATGCACTAAGGACTGTGGAGGTCATAGAGCCGGATATCGTTATGCAAATAGCGGGGGCTCTAAACCATCCAATACCAGTCCCAGTTTTAACAAAGGTATGCGTATTGCACAAAAGCAAGCCGCACCAGCACCCACAAGCAAATTACGCCGTAATAGGCGATAATTTAGACTGATTTACTCAATTGAGTTAAATAACCATACGAGCATATCCAATATGCTCAACAATTTTACTCTTTGAAAGGGAGGTATGCTTACTATGAGCAATCAAGACATAGGCCAAAATGAAGATACTGGAACTTCTGAAAACATCCAGGCAGCAACTAAGACTTATACGCAGGAAGAATTTGATAACCATATGGCTCGAATGAAATCTAGTATTACTAAAAAATACGAGAAGACATTTGCAGAACTTGGTGATATCGATGAACTCCGAGCATTGAAAGCAGACGCAGAACGCAAGGCACTAGAAGACCAGAAGAAGCGTGGAGAGTTTGATTCAATCCTAAAAGACTTAGCAGCAAAAAAAGACGCAGAAATTGCAAAGCGTGACCAACTTATAAAAGAATATACTGTGGATCTGCCGTTAGTCCAAACTGCTGCCCAACTTCGTGCTGTTAACGCAGAACAAGTGAAAGCACTGTTGAAACCTAATGTAAGGCTCAGTCAGGAAGGTGCTGTAGAGATTGTGGATCGGGAAGGTAAAATTCGTTATACCGACTCCGGAACCCCTTTCAAAGTAGAAGATTTAGTATCCGAGT